ACAGCGAAGCTGTCGTCGTACTGGCGGTTCACGTTACGCGAAAGCACCAGATTGTTTTCGAGGATCTCCAGAGCCTTCCTGGTGATCATGTCGATTGTAAGAATGCTATTAGCCATTGGTCAGCCTTTCAGGCGTAAGAGGTTAGCGGAATTTCGATGCTTCCAGCTTCTTGATCTGTCGCGCCCGGTCAGCGGCGATCCATTCTGATGTGGTCATCGTTTTGATAGACCGAGGATCAGTGGTGTCGTATGCGGGGGCTCCGCTGCTTCTGGCCGTAACAGGTGCGATAGGTGCTGGCGCGCTCGAAGATTTTTTGACGGGCGGACTCGAAACCAATTTGGCTTCGATTTTGCCAATCTCTTTGGCCTGCAAGATGGGCGGCATACGGGAAATGCGGTCGGCTTCTTTAGGGTTGGACCCCAAGTAATACGCCACATCAGGACCGACATCAGACGTCTGGATTGTTTCGGCCATCACGGTCGTGATGCGGAGATTGGGGTTGTACGCGACTTGTTCAAAGTCCTCGTAACGCGCCCGCGCGTCCTCTTCCCGGTCGTGATAGGCTTCTACATATTCAGAACGCTGCTTTTGAACTTCCCGTTCCTGAAGCATCCGTTCGGCATACGCTTTCGCGTAGGTTTCGACCGAATCAAATTGATCAGGCGGCGGTAATTCAGACGGTACGGCGGGGGCAGTTTTTTGGGCCTGTTCCCGCTCCCATTTACGCTGTTCTCTTGCTAGGCGCTTGCCGACTATGGCGTCCAATTCTTCTTGCGTGAAGGTCTTGGTCGTTTCAGTCGTCTGTTCCTCCGGCCTTGTATCGTCAGCAACTGGAGCCGCCGTAGCTTCCGGTTCTGGCATGGACACCGGGGCGTCCACTGGGGCATTCAGGTTTTCGTCGTTCATGGGTTACTCCGAGGAGTGCCTGGCTACCGGCCAGTCGGTTGAGCGAAAAGGTCAAAGACCTTTAAGCGTAATAGCTGATATTGAGTTTGGCTCCTGCCACCTGCTCAATGAAACGGATCATAGTAAGATCGCCATCGTATTGAAACGTGACGCCTACTGCGAGAGGCATTCCGACAGACGCCGTAGGGGCGGTGTTGTCGTCACGCCAACGAACGGCTTGGCCTTCTGCGGTGATGAGCGCCATCACTGGGCGGCAGCTCAAACCGTTAACATCCACAGACGGCACCGTCAGCGCCGTAGAAGAGCTGAGAGAAGTGATCTGCTGATAGCCCAACCGGGTTGTGATGGCTTTCAGGTTAATCGACATCATATTCTCCTAGTTTCCGTAAAGGACCGGATTTCTATAAAGTACTGCGTCGGTCCTGTAACCGGCGGAGCGCCACTGTACGAGATGTCTATGGTCTGCCCGGCTAAGGAGTATAAGCCATTTTGTGGCAGAAGCAAGCTACCTTTTGCAATGGTTATGTTGCGGCCCGTAACGGGCCTGCTTCATGGCCTGAATTTGCTCAAGCGTCAGTGCCTCATACTCGCTCATGCGCATGACAAGCGCGTCTTTGAGAACGTGCGGCTCCTCGCCGATCTCAAACTCGTCAGCGATGCGTTGATCGTCTAGGATTTTGATAGCCATTTAAGCGTTCCAAGGCAACGGCGGTGTCACAACGGGAGGATTTACCTGGTTGGCGATATTGGTTGCAAGCCCTGCGTTTATAACATCTACTTCTTTTTGCTCAAGCGCCGTTTGCATTCAACTGATAACCTGATCTTGTGTCAAATCAGCGTAAGGCGTGTAGGGCGCTCCGGCTTCATATGTGACGCCAACCGTGCCGTAAGCAGTAGAGTTGTAAATGCCGTCCGTAGCGTTTGCTCGCCATGCGACATTAAACACAACGTCTGTCTAACCTTCAGCTTGCGGATAGCAATTCATTTGCTCAACGATCCATGTGGTAGTCATTACACGTTCTCCAGTTTAGCAAGACGAGCCTCAAGCGCGTCATTTTTGGCGGATAGTTCTTGGATGCACTTCATAAGCGCATACTGAAGGTCTGTCTGATATATAGAAAGATAGTCGGTAGCTTCACCGTCTTTGTCTTTCCAGCTTCCGTTATCCACCAGCTCTGGTGCAACTGCCTCAACATCTTGTGCGATGACACCGAGGTTCATCTCATCGTCAGTTTGGTCATTGTACAAAAATGTTTTGACGGGAATAGCGCATATTTTAGCAAGGTACGGGCCTGCCAATTCAATGTTTTTCTTTAAACGCTGATCGGATAAATTGGTATCATTTGCTTGATAATTTGCGATACCTCCATTCCCATAAACAATAAATCTTGCTGTTGTGGTATCAACACCGTAGAAAAATATCCCGGAAGTGCTATTAGGGTTATAACCACTGAAGCGGCTTATAATCCCATAAACATTTCCTGATACAGCAGTAGCGGTTGAACTTATAGCCCATGTAGAATTAGAACCATTATATGTTGAAAATTTATCTCCTAATCCTGAAGTTGTTCCAATCAGCACATTGCCGCTGGAGTCGATGCGCATACGTTCTGTGTTTGATGTAGCAAATGCAACCGGATACGCACCGCCATGACCAAATACCGCCGAATATGCGCCTGTCCCCGCAAAAATAGAACCACCAGTGCTAGACTCAACACCCACCAGCACTGCACCGCCTGTATTATTCCAAGACGAGTATGCAATGCTTGTCCCGGTGGTGGATGTCATTTGCATTTTTGCTGTTGTGTCAGAAATGTTTAATTTGAACCCAGCCGTAGGCGAACTCGTCCCGATCCCCACGTTGCCGCTGGAGTCGATGGTCGTAGATCCGGGAAATGATATTGTCCCGCTAAAGGTCGGTGATGCCGACAGGACATTGTTGCCCGAACCAGTGCTAGTTGTGACACCAGTGCCACCATTGGCGACAGCAAGCGTACCCGCCATCGTTATGGTGCCGGAACTTGTAATGGGGCCGCCACTATAGGTAAGGCCGGTCGTGCCTCCGCTGACATTAATGCTGGTTACCGTGCCGCCGCCGCCAGATGTGGCTATCCAACTGGTGACGCCCGTGCCATCCGTAGACAAAACATAACCATTGGTTCCGGCAGACGTTGGTAACGTCAAAGACCATGTACCCGCCGCAGCGGCGGATTTTACGGTGACTGCGCCGGAAGTAGATCCTGAAAACAACGCGCTGCCAGCAGTTGTGCCTGCAACGCCAAGCGTCAATGCGCCGCCGCTTATGGTAGCGTTGGCGTTGCCGGAAACGGCAGTACCGGTTGAAGAATAGTAGCTTAACTGCCCAGCGGTGCCGGAATTAACCGTGCCGCTACCGCTCGAAATGGCGGCCCATGCGGCTGTAGTTCCGTTGGAAGTTAGCACATAATTGTTAGCACCAATAGCTAGACGCGTGGCGCTATTTGTGCCGTTTCCGATGATCAGATCGCCGGTTGAAGTAACAGGTGACAACGCATTGAATGCCGCAGACGCGGTGGTTTGCCCCGTACCGCCATTGGCGATTGCAAGAGTGCCTGCCAAAGTAACCGTACCGGACGTAGTAACAGGACCGCCGCTAGTGGTGAGACCCGTTGTGCCGCCGCTGACGTTGACGCTGGTGACAGTTCCAGAACCACCGCTGGCAGGTGAAGAAACCCATCCAGTTCCGTTAGAAGTTAGTACGTTACCGTTTGTGCCTGGCGAAGTGAGACCTGTTCCGCCATTGGCGGCGGCAAGCGTACCAGCAAGCGTTATGGTGCCGGAAGATGTGATGGGACCGCCGCTGGCGGTAAGGCCCGTCGTGCCACCGCTAACATTAACGCTAGTAACTGTGCCAGTGCTGGTAACAGTGTTCCAATACGGCGCTCCCGTTCCGTTAGACGTAAACACTTGTCCGGCGGTGCCCGCCGCAGTGTATGCCAGCGTAGAACCAGTGCCGTAAGGCACAGATCCGGCTGTAGGGCCGTCGCTAGGGCCAAGTTGAAGCGTTTTGCTGGCCGCCAAAGTGATAAACACGTTCTTGGTGCCAGACGAAAAAGACACTTTGCTGCCGCTGGCCGAGGACGACAACACAGTCGTGCGGGCAAACTGGTTGGTGCTGGCGTAAGTACCAATCCCAATTTCCCATTCAGCAGACGCTTGGCCTTGAATGCAATAATAGAATGTGTCACCGACGCTCAAAACCGTAGAGAATGTCCGATAACCAAACGGCGCAGAACCGGAAACCGTGATGTTTCCTGTGCCCGTCGTGGTCGATGTGTCCTTGACACGATCTGCGGTTATGAAGGCCATAGATCTATCCTATCCGGTAGCTTGGAACACGACACTTATACCAGCAAAAGCGGTACTGGGAAACATCGCGCGCCTCATGCCAAGAACTTGAGTTTGTACAAGGTCGTCAGGTAGAGTCCTACGATCTCGTCAATGATATTTTGGATGGCGGTATCTTTTTCGTCCACCACTTCGTACCGGCAACCTTCAATCTCTTCGAGTTGGTTTTCCAGAAACTCGATCACATTGGTGGTTTTTTTAGCTGTTTGAAGGCTAATGCCGCCAATAAGACCGTGACGGCCTTGATACATTTCGGCAAATGTATCCGCCAGATCCACGATGTTTTCGTAGAACTTTTGAAGCGCCTTGTGCTTGGCAAAACTGCGGGTGTTGAGATGAACGGAATGCGTGACATCCCGCGCAAGGAACAAATACCCTACAAAATCAGAAGCTTTCGTCATTGCGGCATTCCCTGCGGCGGCATTTCTTGAGGTGGCATTTTCGGCGGCATTTCTTGACCCATACCTTCACCCGGCAGCTCTTGACCGGGAATTTCGCCCGCCAAATCGCCGCTGGTGATCATGCCATGGAC